AGTGTTAGTACTGAATTTGCTGAGGTTATTGTTGCCATGATTTATCCCTTATTGAATAACGATAGATGCAAGAGTAATTTGTTGTACGCTTTCACCATCTTGATAATACAAAGTAATAGGTGGAGATTGACGAGCCGCACGAGTTACAGCAGTTGCAGGTGAGATTTGCAATACATAACCTTGAGAAGCAATTACTGGAGCGGCGTTATAACCTAAAGCATATTGAACTTCAGCCGCTTGAGCCGCAGACAATTGAATACCTTTACGAATTGCACCGAAATTAATTGCCGCATTGATTGGGTCTAAACAAGCCGCATTGATTAATGAATAACCTTGCGTATTGTATGGAATAGAACCAACTTGTTGAAGCAATGTAACTAATGCTAATTGTAAATTAGCATTTAACCAAATTTGATTCAAGTAAGTATCAGCCCATAACCATTTGCCTGAAACAGAACCCGGTGTAAACCAAGAAGCGTTATTAGCAGGATTATTAGAACCATAAGCACCGTAGCAATTATAACCATTAGCAACTACACCAGCATAATTTGAAGCAGTTGTTACTGAAGCTACTAAACCTGACTGCTCTTTAAAGTCTAATGTTGCACGACCATTCAAGCGAGTAAAGTCTAATGAAGCCGCAAAACCAGCCGCAAATGCTGAAAGTGTATTGTTGCCGTAAATTGGCAATGTACCAACAACTTGACCAACTTGTAACCAATCACCAAAGGTGTTAGTAGAAGCAGAATTTAATACGTTAATATCAGAATCTTGGCAGATATACAAATAACGAGGTGAAACAGAATTAGACCAAGTAGCAAATGCTTCTTTTTCAGCAATGACTGATTCCCATACTGTGAAGAATGTAGCCCAGTTTTGATTTTGGTTAATAATGCTATTCATGTAAGTAGCTGGAACTGCCGCCGCTTGACCTTGCGATAATACTGCACCTGTAGCTTGCGTTAGCATTAAGCCTGTTGCCATAGCACCAGTTGTTGCAAAACTAACCGTAGCCGCTGTTCCTGTAAGTGTAGTAGTGAATATAAATGCACTTGGTACAGAATCATAAGTAACTGTAAATGGTGGTGAAGTAAATGCCGCTTGAATAACTGTTGCCGCTTGGCTGAAACTTGTAACTGCGGCTAAACTGATTGAACCTGAAGTGATAAGAGTGCCATTAATGGTAAAAGCTAAAGTACCAGTACCTAGAGCTTGCAATTGACCTAAAGTCATTGAAGATAAGTTGCCACCACGAACCCATGCCGCTGTTGCTGTTTCTGCATAGTTAGCAATAAATAAAGCACCCGGCAATTGAGTACCAATGCTATAACCATTAAAATAAATTGTAGCTAATGACGCTTCTGTAGAAGTTGCGCCAAAATAAGTTGATACATTGGCAGTTGCAAATTGTAAAATTGTTCCAGCAGGAGCATAGGCATTTTGTGTGAGCATCAATCCGTTTAAATCAACGGCAATACCACCAGCAGACAAAACTGACGGAACTACATTTACTACTTGTGAAAAAGGAATAGTACTCATAAAAATCTCCTATGGTTGAAATGTTTGGTCTATTGGTGCTAGACCCACTACAACATCTAACATTGATTGTTGAGATGTGGTTAATGTTGGATTATATTGCAAATTACCTTCTAACTTCCATCTTTGCTCATATTGCTGTTCTCCATCAATTAAAGGCAATTGAACTGGGTCATCAGCATATAAAGGCTGAATATTTGCAGGAAATAAATCCGTTGCATATTCATCACGAAATAAAGCCTGAGTTTCCATAGCCCATATTTGTGATAATGGACCATAAAAATCAAGCTGAACAACATATCTTGTTGGAGTCAAAATAGATTTTTGCTGTAATGCAGAATTATAAGTATCTACATTAAAAGATAATCTATTCATTCCAGTATTATTCATAGCAACAAATCCACCTTTCGGCATTGCAACCAAATTATCTTGAGCTTGTACTACTTCAGTTCCAATAGGTAGAAAAGTCCTAAAGAAAACTACTAGAGCTTTAAAAATATCTTGGTCAATAATATCAATGGTAACTGCCATAATTAATCCTGTTGTAATGTCACTATAACATGACACCAATCACTCCAAGTTTCGCAAACTTGTGTAATTAGCCAATTACGATTACTTCCATTAGGTATTTCAGGAAATATTAAAATATCTCCACCAATGTTATCAGCACGAACAACACCAGCCGCATTACCATACATATAAACTGAACGCATTACGCCAGTTATATTCAAGCCATCAGTATGCTGTAAATCTGTCGTGCTTAGAGCTTGTATTTGCGCTCTAACGGATAATGTTAAAGTTGTAGGAGTTCTTTTACCTGCACTATCAGTAATATAGCCTGTAGATTGAATCCAATTAATTAAAATATTTGAATTAGTAAGTTGAGTGTAACCATTAACTAATGAGCGTAATTTCATCATTAACCTTTAGCTATAAACTCTGAGCCTTCTTTAGCTACGCTATTTTGTAGATATGCCAGCATAACACCTGTATCAACTAATGGCTTTGTAGAACCATTCCCACGTTCACGCCTTAATGCTAATGTCATTGGAGCTAAAGCAGGTGAATAGATAGTAGCTATTTTTGCTTTCATATCTGCGGCGGCTAATATACCAACTGCATTTAATACATCAAAAGCATTATTCTTACCAGCTACTACTGAAGCTACGCCTTTACTTAATATGGCTACCCATTCATCTTTATTTTCTTTGATAGTAGGGCGCATAAATGGTCTAGGCGGAATTTTCTTAGCAGGTGCGCCAAATTCATTTTGTGCGGCAACTGAAGCAATTGGAGTACCATCTTCATATTGACCACCTGACGGAAATCCTACTTGAGCAACTAAGCCTTGAAATTCTTTAGGCGCACGTTCTAGTGTGGCTTTAATCTTATCAAGATTTAAGGCGGTCAAAATATACCACCAGCTTTTCTAAAAGCTGAATTTTCAGGGCTACCACCAATATATAGTCCTACGTTTGCTACAGCACGTAATAGCGCACGTAATTGACTGCCATATGGGGTAGTAGCCAACCACCAACCAAAAGAGGTCTTAACAGGTGGTGGAGTAAGTGAAACATTAACAGTACCTTCAGCAGTACCTTGAACAACTACTGTTGGTATGCCAGCAGTAATCATTGTGAATGATTGAGCTAAATGAGCGCACATTAAATCTAACGCTAATTGAAGCTGTTTTGTTTTAAAATTATATGGATAATTATTATCAGGATTTATATATGATGTTCCCATAGTCCACCACCCATCAAGTTGCGCTGTTGGATAATCAGTCACATCAGCAAAAGCTGGAAACTGTAATCTAAAGTTAGCATCATTGTAGGCAGGAACTAGAGAAGTCATAATTAGCTCTTAATTAAGTTTAGGTGCATCTTCATCTTTGGCATAATCTGATGCTGTCAAAGGTGCAGATTTATCTTTTAAATTCATATCAGGAACTACTTTTTCTACTGCTGTTGTTTTCGTGCGAACAGATAAAAAGCCATCTTTTTCATGTTTCAGGAAAACTGGATTCTTTTTTAATGCTTCGTAATCAGCATCGTCAATTTCGGTTGCAACACCAATTGGCGTGATTAAACGGTCATTAGCAACGCCTGTACCACCTTTAATAAGAACACCTACATCTTTGATAGGCATATCGTTACCGCCTTGTAACCAGTTTTGATAAAGCTGGTCATTAGCTAGGGTAGAAAATACATGGACTTTAGCCATTTTTAAAACTCCTTGAGTGAATAGAGAGCGAGGTTTCCCTCGCCCTTCTATCTTACATCATATAAAAAATACAATCTATTAAACTATATTTTTAGATGCCGCTATAACGTACAACAGCGTATGGGCGTTTAAGCATAACACCAGCAGTAGCGTTTGAATAATCTTCAACGTATGCTTTAGCTTGTTTTTCAACGCCTAATGCTTGGAACTTAGCAGGAACAACTTGTACCCATGTACGGCTGTCATCACTTGCACCATCTTCTACTGATTCAGCATAAAGATAGAACACGTTAGCACCACCATTAGCATAGTTCAATTGAGGAGCAGAAATTACACGCAATTTTGCGTAAGTTTTGTTCAACCAATCACGTACTGAAATACCAAAGTCAGAAGTTACTGACAAGTATTGGTAAGCATCAGTAGGCAACGCTAATGTAAGCTCTGCATCTTCAGGATTAATAGTATCTTGAGATTGAGTTTGCAATTGAGCCGCCGCAACACGAATGTCAGCTACGATTTGCAAGAATGATTTGTTAGCCCATAAAGTTGAGCTACCTGTACCAGTAGCCGCTACAGTAACGTAAGCAGGTAATGATGGGTCATTCAAGAAACCATAAGTTAGATTGTTACCACCATTGTAGCCATTGAAACCGATAAGGTTACGTTGGATTTCCAATGATAGAGCCGCAGAAGCACGTTTTTCAGCAGAAGTGCTGATACGAATACGAGCCGCACGAGCTTCTTCTAATGAACCAACTTTGATACCTTTTTCGAAACGAATAACAGTACGGCGTACAAAGTTAGTGTTCCATGAAGCTAAAGGTACATTAGTATAATCGCCGTATGGTAACGCATTACCAATTGGCTCTAAGATACCTTGTACGATTTCTTCATCTTCCCATGAACCTGTTGTAGTAATACCAACTAAGTCATCGATTTTACGAGCGCCTGTAATTACTTTAACAAAGCCCGGTAACCAATTTTGTAGGAACTGAACTGGAGTAGTCATTGATGGGCTAGTAACATCAGCTTGATTGCCGCTATCCATTGCCCAGTTAGCCATAGTTTTCACTTGGCGGTCTGTAAAATTAATACCAATTTGACTTAAAGCTGAAAAATCAGCTACGTCTTTGGCATCCATTGTTACCGCACCCACATTACGTGGACCGATATAACTTTTTTCTAGCGATTTCATAATTTATATCCTTAGTCAGTAATACGGATAGCTGTTAAACCAGTTGCAGTTTGTGGATAATTCCACACTACGCAATTTGGAATTAAAGCATTACCAGTAGTTGCAGAAGCCCCCGGTGCTACAGTTGAAAGTACACCAGTAGTAGTGTTGTATTGGACTAAATCACCAATATTTGCCGCACCAACAATAGTAACGCAAATTGTACCCATTGTTAAAAACTCACCTTGATTATAAGCAGGTAAGAATAATGTAGGGTCAAGTGGATTGCCACCAACAGCACCATAAGAAGCATATACTTTAGGATTAACTAAAATACCAGCGAATAAAACGCCTGTACCAACAACGCCCCCTTGTGAAGCTACGTTAGTAGTATTAGATTTAGTAAAAGCTAAACCAATAGTACCCCCATTTACATCTAGTGTTAATGAATCAACACGTTGTGGACCATCTACAATTAACTCGCCCGGAATACCAAAGCCAAGATTAACATTGACAGTAGCTTGAAAACTAGCAGTAGTCATGATTATTTACCTTTTTCTAAGAATCGTTGAACAAAATTACCTTTGCGGAAACTAACAGCATTATCCATACCGTGAGCTACGCTAGATGCGCCTTTACCTTCGAGATAAGCACCCAAGAATGTTACACGAGCATCTTTAGGAGCATCTAAACCAAGTTTCTTAATACCATACTTAGCCATCGTGTTTAAATCCATTTCGGCATGGTCAAATGCACCGATATGTTTTGATAGTTTGTCATATAGTTTTGTTTTATCAGCTAAGTCTTTATGAACTCGTTTGATAATAGCCGCCGCATCCATACCAGCACCACGTTCACCTTCTTTTGGTTCTGATTTAGCTCCGCCTTGAACGATTGGGTCAGATTCTTCATCTTTAACTTCGCCCGGTTTGTCTTCATCACCGTCAGGTTTTTCCATATCTTCATCATCAGCAACCGCTTCTTCTTCTTCGCCGCCGCCTTTGTGCATTTCTAATAATTCTTGAATTTTTGCCAATTTCGGCATCACATCTTTAACGAATGAATGAACATCCTCTAAAGACATAGCAGGTTTCTCGCCACCTACTTCTTTATTTTCTTCAGCCATGAAAAGCTCCTTGTTATCTACTGTAAAAGTGAAATGGTCTAAAACTGCTACATCCGAACCCATGCGACCTTTCTCGACTAAGGCTAGATGATTGCCACGAATTTCTCGTTGTATATAATCATACGCTTCACCATTAAAACTAGAAGGTGCATATTCATATTTACAACGATAACCGCAGGACAATTCTTTTTTACCGTTAGCAATGAGATTAGTCATCGCTTCGGAAAATACTTTAATATTACCTTTTAAATACTCGCCATCAAAGAAAACATCTTCTCCGATTACACCTTGAATTCCTTTGTCTTCAGCAGGAGTTAAACCTTCATCCTCACTACCTAACATTACATGATTATCAATCCACGGTAATAATTTGAATGAATCAATACAATCTTCTGTTGATAATTCTTCGGCTGGTCTGTAAACATTATAAATTCTGTCAGCATCACAATCAGGTGAAATTGAACGACCTGAATATGGAAATACACCTACTTTTGAGAGTGGATTATCTTTAACTTCGAACCATCCGTTAGTATCATACTCTCGTTTATCCATTGCACTAGCGTGAGCTTCAGCCGCTTCCGCAATTTCTTCCGCATCTTTCGAAACTTTGTGAAATATTGGGTCAGGTGCATTTTCTATGGTTGCCCATACAAAAGCATCATGCTCCTCGTTCATATCAGGTATAAATTCGCCATCATTACAACCAAATAGATTAACTTTACCTTCATCATAAATAAGATGTAATCCTGTTGCTGGAACATGACCACATTCTTCACGAGATTCACGAATAGCTCCTTCAATTGGAGATTCGCCTTCTTCTACATGACCACCGGGGAAATCCCATGAATTATCTTTTGTTCTTCGCATCCATAAAATTTTATCATCATCAGTATATACAATAAAAGATGCAATCTTAGAATCAGGTTGTTCAGTTAAATCTCTTTCGTGGTCGTTGTCTGCATCATCTGCCGCATGAGATTTTTTGGCATTTTGATATGCAATAGCAACAGCTTGGTCACGTTTATGACCAGCTTTAATCAATTCAGCTACATTAGCTGAAATAACTTCTTTGCTTGAACCTGATTGAAGTGGCATTAAATTACCCTACCTTGTTGGAATGGTATATTTGTTACATTAAGTAAAACTGTTGATTCTCTTGTATTGCCTTCAGAAGTTATAAATATTGGTCTGATAGTATAAATTTGGTTTATTGCACCTGTAGGAATTGTACCAGCAGAAATGTGAACTGAAATTACTTTCCCAGTAGCGGCAATAACTCCGTCAGGAAATGTGACAGGTGCGCCATTAATAGCTTGACCTTGAAACACTAATCCTGTTTGGTCGGCAGTAATAGAAGTAATAGAAGTAATGACTTCAAAAGTATCAAGAATATTAGTGCAATCAATATTGTATGCAATAATTTCAGTCGTTCTTTTTTCTAAGATGTAATTATTCATTTA